AAAGCCAGCGGAATAAAATACGGAAGTTTGCTTGAACTAAAAGGAAAAGATTATATAAAAGTAATAAATGCAGCAAGAAATTTTATAGTAGTCTCGGATTCAGAAGAGACTACTGCAGATACAGGGAACGTGGAAGAAACGAATCAGGAAGAGATTTTGGGAACAGAGTAAGTCAAAATATACAGTTGCAGGATATAGTGACTGATTTACTGGAAGTCTTGAATATGAAAAATGATTTTAAGAGCAGTCTGAATATAAGCTATGAAACATTAATGTCTTGTAGCTTATATGAACTGACTGGCTACTGGAGTATAAGGGCAGAGGAATTAGTTCAAGAAGCAGAAGTACGGTATGAAAATAGTAAGGAATAAAAAAAAACGGCTTATAACAAGTCGTCTGAATTTTCTTTTATTATTGAATAAATAAACGTACATAACATAGCCAATAGTGCCCACCCAATTGGACCTAGCAGAATCAAAATTCCTGCAAGAATAAGAAAAAATACAACAGAAAATGGAGCGAATATTAATACAGCTATACTTGCTACAATTATAAATAATATTTTTTCTTGAATTGTATATTTATCTTTATTTTTAATTATAGATTTTATTTTTTTCATAATAATCACCTTTCAGATAATTTATATTAATAATATACTACAAAATTTAAAGAAAATCAATAAGAAAGGGGGAGAAAAATGTCCAGAGCAGTTGAATTAAGTTTTATAATTGGAGCTACAACAACTGGAGCAATGGCTGGTTTTGCAAAAGTATCTAAAGCATTGAAGGAAGTAAAAGATAATACTGAAAATTTGGTAAGAGCTTCAACTAAATTAGAAAAAATGGATAAAGCATCTAAGAAAATGATTGAGTTAAACAAAGCTTACAGTGAAGCTTCTAAAAAATTAAAAATGTTACAGGAAGCTCAAAAGAAAGCTGGAACCAGTGGGAGTTTATTTAATGAACAGATAAAAAAGCAGGAACGGATTTTAAATGATTTAAATAGGCAGAAAGAAAGACAAAAGCATGTTTTTGAAGCAGCTAGAAGTTCTATAGAAAAAGAAGGATATGCTTTAAGAGGATATAAAGAGAGTTTAGAAAAAGTAAATAAAGAACTTAAAATAAATAACAAACTAAAAGAAATACAGGCAATACATGAAAAAAGAATGGCTTTTCTTGATAAAGCACAGCAATATGGAGATAAAGTATTAAGAAGAGGAGCTATAGCAGGAGCTGTAACATTAGCACCTTTAAAAATTTATATGGATGTTGAGGAATCACAGGCAGATTTGAGGAAAATGCTTGGAGATGAAGCACAGAAGTATTATGGAGCTTTGAGAGAAATTTCAGATAATTCTCCTTTAAGCCAGCCAGAAGTTTTTGAAATAGCTGGATCTTTAGCACAATCTGGAGTAGCAAGTGAAAATCTTGTTGAATTTACTAAAAAAGCTAACCAGCTTAAAGTTGCTTTTGATATTACTACACAGGAAGCAGGGCAATTTCTAGCTAAAACAAAAGAACAGCTTGGACTGACTAAAGAGGAAATGTTTTCATTTGCTGATACTATCAATTATATGTCTGATAATACTGCCTCTACTGCGTCACAATTAGTAGATTTTTCGCAGAGAGTAGGTTCAGTAGCAAGAACTGCTAATGTATCAAAAGAAGCAAATATTGCATTAGGAGCAACTCTTATTGCTACTGGAACAGAAGCAAATGTGGCTGCAACAGGAATAAAACAGTTATATTTGGAACTCGGAAAAGGAGCAGACACTAAGAAGAAAGCTAATGCTTTATCTTTTTTAGGAATAAATGGAGAAACTTTAGCACATGATATGGCAAGAGATGCAGAGGGAACTATTTTAAGTGTACTTGAAAAAATAAAGAGTTCCCATGCCGGAGATAAAATTGGGCTACTGACAGATATATTTGGCGAACAGGCAGCAAACAGTATAGCAACATTGGCAAATGATACTGATAAATTAAGAGAAAATTTATCAAAAGCTAAATCTGAAATGGCAAATGGAGCGGTTGAAAAAGAATATGCTGAACGTATGAAAACATTAGGAACACAGTTAAAGGTAGCCAAAAATCAGTTAATGAATTCTTTGGCCGATGTAGGTTTAGCATTAGCTCCTTCTATAAAAAATTTATTGACAGCAACTAAACCAATACTTGAGAATATAGCAACTTGGATAAAACAGAATCCAAAGTTAGTTAGTGGATTAATGAAAGCTATAGGTGCTTTTGCTTTATTTAATTTAGGATTAGGAGGAAGCTTAAAGTTTGGAACTCCATTTATAAAGACTATTTTAGGGGTAGTAAATGTATTTTCTAAATTAAATGCTGCTGGAGGACTTGTGGCAGGTTTTTCTAAAGTTTTTCCTGGATTATCAAAATTTGGAAGTATATTAGCTCCTTTGGGTAAAAATTTAGTTGGTGTTTTTTCAAAAGGTGGAATATCTATATTAAAGTTGCTTAATCCTTTAAATGCAATCAAAATGGCATTTGGAGGACTAAAATTAGGAGCTGCATCGTCTGTTAATATTTTAAAATTGCTGTTTAATCCTTTTAAACTTTTAAAAAGTGTAATTGGAATAATAAAAAGTGTAGGATTAGCAATAAAATTAGCTTTTATGGCAAATCCAATAGGATTTTTAATTGGAGCAATAGTTGCATTAATTGCAATATTTGTAATTCTGTATACTAAATCTACATGGTTTAGAAACGGAGTAAATAATGCAATCAAACAGATAATACCACATGTTAAGGAACTTGGAAGATTGATTAAACAGGGAATAGGACAGGCTATAAGCTGGGTTTCTAGTAAAATGGAACAAGCAGGACCTCATATGAGAAATGCCTGGAACAGTTTAAAGCCAGTTTTATCAGTAATAGGAACTATACTAAAAGTAATTATTGTAGTTGCTATAAGATTAGTAATATCAACAATAAAGGCATTAATGGCGAACTTTAAATTTCTTGCAACAGTAGCTGGTGGAGTATTTAAAATGATAAGCAGTTCTATAAAGATGGCGATAGGAATCTGGAAGGGAATTTTTAAATTATTTGTAGCTTTTTTTACTGGAAAATGGAATGAAATTCCTGGAATTGTTTCAGGTGTATGGGAAAGTGTGAAATCTGGAATAAGTGGATTTGTTGAAGGTGCTAAAGGAATTTTAAAAGGCTTATTTGACTGGTTTGGAACTCAATGGGGTAATATAAAGAAAATGGCAGGAGATTTAGGAAGTGCATTAAATCCTGCAAACTGGGGTGGAAAAGTTCCTGGCAAATATACTGGGACTAACTATTGGGAAGGTGGTCTAGTAAGAGTAGCTGAGCGTGGAGCCGAAATGATTAAAATCCCAGGACAGTCTCCGTTTATTGCACAGAGTGAAATGCTGATGAACTTGCCGAAGGGTACTGAAATACTCAATGCTTCTAGGACGAAAAATACACTAAGGGATAGAGTAAATAGAATAAAAGAAAGAGCTTCCAGCTTGGGAAGTGGTGGCTCAACGGTTGTAGGTGGAGACACTATAAATATCACGATTAATGCTGGAAGTAATTCTAACGCAAATGATATAGCAAGAGAAGTCAGAAGAGCTTTGGCTGAAATGAAAAATAAAAAAGAAAGGGTGGCGTTTGGATAATGAAAACAAAAGTATATAGGACAGTCAGCGGAGATACTTGGGATTTAATAGCTTATAAAGTCTATGGAAACGAAAAATACTTTCATAGGCTCATAAGGAATAATCTTAATTTGATAGATGTATCAATATTCCCTGCGGATATTCCTATCATTATCCCTGAATTTGTTGAAGAACTGGAACAGGAAATTCAGGAAAGCAAACTGCCACCTTGGAAAAGAGGTAAATAATGCCACTAGCAAGGGGAATAAAGGTAATAGTAATATTCAACGGAGTGGATATATCTGAGGATATATCGCATTCCATTTCTTCTCTTAATTATACTGATAACAGTAAAAATGCCATAGATGACTTGGAGCTAGAACTTGAAAATTTGGATTATCGCTGGCTTAAAGAATGGTATCCGGACGAAAATGCTCAATTAATTGTTGGAATATATGAGGATAATGGAAAAGACGGAAGTTTTTTGGACATTGGAACTTTTTACATAGATGAACCGACTTTTGACAATGACAGACTTAACCTTAAGTGTATAGCAATCCCGTTAGATGGAAATATACGTGATCAGAAAAATACTAAAGCTTGGGAAATGATTACATTAAAAGAATTGATAACACAGATTGCAGCACAGCATGAAATGAATGTAGAAATTCATGCAGATAATGAATATTATGAAAGACTTGATCAGGAAAATGAAACTGATTTAGCTTTTATAGATAGAGTTATTAAAGAAACTGGACTAAGTATGAAAATATCTGATGACACAATAATAATATTTGATGATGATGCAATAAAGGACAGTGAAGCAATTGAAAAATTTAATATTAGAGATAGCCGAATCCGTAATTTTAGTTTGAAAAAGAAAAATAAAGGAATATATGACAAAGTCGAAGTAAGTTATTATGATCCTGATAAGAAAAAATTAATAAAGGAAGTAATGACTAAAGAGGAGCTTGAAAAGCGGAATGAGGTGAAAACAGATGCCTGATATATCTTATGCAGAATATAAAAAACAGAATGGAAAAAAGTCTTCCGGATACAAAAAAGCTAAGGCAAAACTCAAAGAAAAAGCGGATAAAAAAGAAAAAAGAAGTAAAAAAGAAAAGGTACAAAAAATAAAAACTAAGGGAAAATCTGACCCCAAAAAAGTGGCCAAAAAAACTTTAAAGGAAAATTTGAAACAGGAATATCAAGTAACTTTAAATGTTGACGGAAGTACTAAATACATGGCAGGGATGATAATAGAATTAGATGAAAGCTGGGGTAAATTTGAGGGGAAATACGTAATTGATAAAGTTAAACATGACATTACAGGCGACTATTCATGTGAACTTGAGTGCTTGAAAGTTGGAGCGAGGGAACATGCTGAGCAGAATGCCAAGGCTCAGACTAAAGAAGAACAAAAGAAAAAAGAATCAGAAAAAGAAAGAAAAAAAGCTGCTAAAAAATCCAGTAAAACGAATAAGAAAAATAACAGCAATAAGAACAGTAAAAATACTAAGGCAAGTAATAAAACAAGTAATAAAACAAGTAGTAAAAATAATAATCCAACTAATAGAAAAATGAGCAGGTAGAAAGGAGTTAAAATGTTAGAAATATTAAAGGCTGGAGAAGTAAGTGCAATAGACCATAAAACAGGGAAAGTAAGAGTTTTATTTTCTGCAGGAGACAATAAAACAAGTGACTGGCTTAACATTTTAGTTCCTTTTTCTGAAAGTCATTCTGACAATTATATGCTTAGTATTGGTCAGACAGTCTACTGTTTATTTTTCCCTGAAATGATGGAGCAGGGAGTAGTGCTTGGTTGTCCTATGAGGAATAGTTCTGCAAGTGCAAGTGAAGTTAAAAGGACTTTTAGTGATGGTGGATTTTACAGCTATGACAATGGAGTGCTGACATTGAATCCTGTTTCAAAAGTTGTGATTAATGCTAATACTGAAATCAATGGAAATCTGACTGTATCTGGAACAACTATTACAGGAGGAAGTATCAATCTTAATACTCACACTCATAGCGGAGTTACTGTCGGTGGAGATAAGACAGGAGGTCCTCAATAATGATAGGAAGTCTTGGAGATGTAATATTTGAAGTATCTGATAAAAAAGTATCTTCAATTAACAATGAACTTTCACGGACATATAAAAGTAAAATATCTGAGCATAATGCAATATACGGTCCTGGTATGGTAAGACATCAGGGAAGAGAACTGATAGAAATAAGTTTTGGAATTACTTTAGTTTCATCATTATTACCTGAGTCTTCGCCAGCTGAAGAGCTGGATAAAATAAAAACTATGTGGGAATTTGGAGAATATGGTTATTTAACATTCGGAGGGCAGACCTTCGGAGCTTTCCCTTTTTTGATAATAGATATGAGTGAAAAAAATTCGTACTTTAATAAAAAAACTTCCAGCTTTGATGTCATAAATCTAGAATTAACCTTAAAAGAGTATATAGATAATCCAAAACTGTATAATCAGATAATAGAGCAGTTAAAAGCACAAAAAAAAGAACAGGAAAAACTTGCAGAAGCGGAAGTTGAAAATGTTCAGGAAGAACAGAAAACAAAGTTAGATCAATTGAAAAATAATATAAATAAGGCAACTGAAAAGATAAATAAAACATTAGAGAAAATAGAAAATAAGAAGAATGAAATATTAGATAAACTTGAACAGATTAAAAAAGATTACAAAGTACATGAGTTCATGAATTTATTAAGAGCAGGATTAATTACTGCTGATAAGATAAAAGAAATGACTGAGTACAGTAAGACTATGAAATCTGAAACGGATAGACAAATATTGATGAATGTAATCAGAAATTATTTAGGAGGTATGTAAGATGATATATGTGACATCTGACCAGGAAATTAATTATGCTCCTAAAAATACTGTAGAAGAGGTAGTAACTAATGTTGGAATGCTCTTAAGAGTGTACAAAGAGGAACAGCCACTCAACCGTGATTTTAGTTTTGATAATGACTTGATAGATAAAAATATAACAGTTGTGGAAAATAAGATAATGGCTCAGTTGCTTGAAACATTCAGAAAGTATGAGCCACGAGCTTTACTTAAAACTACACAGATAACAATGAAAGACAAATACAAAAATGAATTTGAAATTACACTGGGAATAGAGGTGATAGAGATTGAGTGAAATAATATCTGAAGATTATCAGATAATAGATTCTGATGCTTGGGAAATAAAAAGGGATATGATAGATAAGTTTCAGGAACTGAGCGGAAGAACTTTGACTGAAGCAAGTCCAGAAACTTTGATATTTGGAACTGTTGCATATCAGTTAGCTTTGCTTGAAGAAAAATATAATGATGATATTAAGCAGAACTATCTGAGATATGCCAGAAATGAAAGGCTTGACCTGAAAGGAGAAATCTATGGGAACAGAGGTAAAAGGCTGGTGGAGCAACCAGCAATAGCAACTTTCAGATTTTATATATCTAGTGTTCAAGCAACTGACATAGTTATTCCGAAGGGCTCAAGAATACGTTACAATGAGCTTTATTTTGAAACAAATGAGGAATATAAGATATTAAAAGGAAATCTGTCAGTGGACGGAAAAGCTACATGTAATAAAGTAGGAACCGTTGGAAATAGTATCCCAGTCGGACAAATAAAGGATATGGTGGATATATATCCAAATTATCAGAAAGTTGAAAACATTACTGAAAGTAATTCCGGAACAAATGAAGAAGCGGATGAAAGTTACAGGGAAAGAATAAGGGAAATTCCTGAAAGCTTCACTACTGCAGGGAGTTCAGGAGCTTATATGTTTTGGAGTAAAACAGCGAGTACAAATATTATTGATGTCAAAGTTTATTCACCATCTGCCACTAATGTAGATGTGTATATTTGGACTGATACAGGCTCAGTAAGTCAAGAGCTTAAGGAAAAAGTAAAAGCGGTACTCAATGAAGAAAATGTAAGACCGCTAACTGATAATGTTAATATCAAGGAGCCGAATAAAATCAGTTATAATATAGATTTTGATTATTATATTGATAAAGATAATGAAACTCTTGTAAATATTATAAAATCTAACGTTGATAAAACTATCCAGGAATTCATCAGCTGGCAGAAAGAAAAGATAGGCAAGGATATTAATCCGGACGAACTAATAAAAAGACTTAAAATAGCTGGAGTTAAGAGAGTAGTACTGAGAAGTCCAGCATTCCAAAAATTAGATTTTAATCAGATTGGAATAAATAATGGTGTAACAAGCAACTATCAGGGAGTTGAGGAGCTATGATAACTGTACAGGATTTGAAATTAACTTATATAGCTGCAAGCTCAACTCTGACTGATGAACGGACAAGATGGATTTATGAATCTATAG